CTGCGTTATTCTTTACTATCTTTACATTTTCATTGTCTGCACTTGTGCTCTGATTCAGAGCCTTTGTGAAGGCGTTCATGTCTGCCGTATAGTTCTTTGTCAGCTTGTCGGCTTTCGTTCCGCTTTCTGTGTAGTATTTGACACTTCCTGTCGCTTCATCCGTTGCCTTCTTGAATCCCAGCATTGAAGCGATGCCGTCACCAATCCAGCCTACCAGCTTCTTGATGCCGTTGACTATGCTTTCAATCCATCCGACAACCTTTTCCAAGACTGTCACAAGAGGATTCAATACTGCGTTCACTCCGTCTGCTATCAGATTGAAGATAGGTGTGAGCAGAGCCAGCATTGGCGTGAGCATGGACGAAACAAGACCCGAACCGATGTTCAGTATCTTTGTCATTACTTCAAGAATCGGGCTTGCTATCGTGAGCAGTGCTGAAAGGATATTCCCTACCAGTTCCAACGCAGACGCAAGTGGTGGTAACAGTGTCTCGATTATCGGGACTATTACATCAACAAGCGATATGATAATCTCCATCAATGGTGGCAGAAGCTGTGAGATAAGATTGCCCAATACTGGGATAATCGGCTTTATGGCTTCAAACAGTGAATCCAGCAGAACCTTGACTGTCGGCAGAAGTTCCTCGACCATCGGCACAAGTTCCTCTCCGACCTCGGACAGCATCAGCGTTACAGAGTGTTTAAGTTCCTCAATTCTGTCTGCTGTTGTCTTGCTCGCCTCGTCAGTGGCTTCCAGCACACCCTCTGCGTTTGCTATCGCCTCTGCGAAATCGTCAAAGTTCAGACTTCCCGATTGCAGAGCCGACACCATGTCTGTTGCGATTCTGTTTCCGAAGGCTTGAACTGCTATGCTGTTGGCTTCGGCTTGGTCGGTGGCATTGGTTATTGATGCGAGCAAATCTTCCCAATCTGCCCTTGCATCAGTTCCAGCGTTTGCTGAATCCTCAAAGGACTTCTTCATAGCCATAAGAACAGCGTTGGAATCAATGCCCTGTTTCTCAAACTGCATCATCATCGCTATGGATTCGTCCATAGAATAGCCCATAGCCTGCAGTGTGCCAGCGTTCTGAGCAAGGTTTGCCGTCAGTCCTGCGACAGATATTCCACTCGCCTGTCCTGCTACTGTCAGCTTGTCCAACAGCAGAGGCATCTGCTCGGCATCAATGTTCCATCGGTTCATAGCCTGTGTGACGGCTATGACACTCTGCTGAACATCCTGCCCAGTGGCATCTGCGAAAGCAAGGAACAAGGCTGTCGTTGTCTCCAACGCCTCGTCCGTATATCCCAAACGTGTGTTGATCTCACCGATTGCCCTAGACACCTCGTCAAATGAAGCCTCGCTCTCGGCATAGACAGCCTTCGCAGAGTCCATAAGACCCTGCAACGCTTCGCCCGATGCACCTGTTGCGTTGACGATAGTTGCCCGTCCGTCCTGTATCTCGCTTGTAGCCTTTGCGACTTCCTTGCCCAGCTTGACAACAGCCATACCGACAGCCGTAGCGATTGCGACAGCCTTTACCGATATGCCCGATTCAGCCTTGCCGACTTCCTGCTCTGTCTGCTGTGCTACCTTTTGGGTATCTTCCATCGAGTCTTGAAAACCTTCAAGACCCTTCTTCGCTTCTTCGGTGTCTGTGTCTACTTGGAATATCAGTTTTCCGACAACATCATCTGCCATGTCTTGCCCACTCCTTGACGAACTTACCGAAGGACTTCATGCCGTTATCCTCGTTTCCTTCCAAGGCGAAGTCCCTCTTGGCTCTAAGTATATCAGAGATTTGCTTGGCATTATATTTCGTGGCTTTCGGCACTTCCATTGTTCTGATTCTGATGATTTCCGACAGTCTTGTGTCGCTCGGAAGCCCTTTCAAAAGTGCAATGAATTTCTCTATCTTCATTTCGCACTCGTCTAGATCAATGCCGTAGACCTGCATAAAACCAGCATAGATGTAATCAGCATCCTGTATGATGTCGAACGTTGCCTCACGCTGTCCGTTCTTCTTTTTATCTGCAAAGAGTTCAAAGTATTTGATGATAGCTTGTGTCTTGTATCCATCGGGGACTGTGCCTTTAAAAAGCAGAGGAAGCAAGGCATCTGCCTTCACTTCCTCTAGAATGTCCTTATTCCTCAGTATCTTCAACGCAACAATATATGCTTTGTGGTCGTTGATTATGGGAACAGCCTTGCCGTTTACCTCGATGTACTTATGATATTCAAGTAGCACCTGTCAGCCTCTTTGCAACATCCTTGCTTTCGTCCTTCGCCCTTTCTTTCAGTGCTGGCAGATATTCCTTCAAGAAGAACGGATACACCTTCAAGAGCATTTCATCGTAGTTGCCTTCATAGAAGTCAAGAATCTTCTGTGCGTTGCCCTCACCGAAAGACAGCTTAAACAGGTAGATGATTGTATCACCCAAGAACTGCACCAGTTCCTCGGTAATCGGCTGATTGACCTTACTCATGTTGTCAATCTTCGTCTGTATGTCTTTCAGCTTGCCCTGTGCCTCAAGAACCTTTCGGTAAAGAGCCATGCCACCGATTGGGATTGAAAGTATCTCTCCGTTCACTTCAAGTTCGATGGCGTTGGCTTTTTCTCTTTCAAGTTTATATGCCATTATTAGCCCTCTGTAACAGTGATGTCATAACCAGTGCTGACAGATACATCACCCTCTGTGTAGGTGACTGTGACCTCGGTTGTCTCGGCTGTCACGGTTTCGGGTGATGCCGTGAATCCGCTGTTGATATCGGCGGTTGAATCATCCGAATAGGTCACTGTGAGGACTAGACCAGTTGTGTCAACTTCCTCACCTGCGGTGTATGTCAGCTTTTCGGCAGGTGTCTTGACTGCGAGGCTTTCGGGTTCTACAAGGGTCACAGCCTGCGTTGCGGTGACTGTTGTCTCACCCTCTGTGTAGCTGATTGTGACGCTCTCCGTGAGTGCTCCCATTGTTGTCGGAGAAACCTCAACGCCCTCGGCTGTGCCTGCAACATCTGCCTTGTGTGAATCATTGTAGGTCACCTCAAGAACTGCACCAGTAAGGTCGATGTCCTCTCCTAACTTGTAAGCCGTCTTTGTCGGTGCTGTCTTGACTGTCATTGAAGCAGGGATGACCGCTGTCGGTGTAACAGTCCAGTAGCAAGCCTTTTCGTGATAGCCGAATGTGACAACAGTCTCAACTGCACCACCCCATTTGTCACGATTGCAGATAACCTTGTCTGTGACAACCTCGGTTGTGCCGTCATTCTTTGTCGCTGTGATTACAAGACCTGTAAGGTCAAGAGCGTTCCCTGCATACTGTGTGTTGGTCGGCTCTGTCGTGATTGCGATTGAAGCAATGCCAATCGGGTCGATTGCTCCACCAAGGAAAAACCTGCGTCCTTTTTCGTCTCTAAGTGCCATGTAAAGCCCCCTTAACTTCTTATCTGATTATAGCATACATTTTTATCACACCACATTCAACACATAGTTGCGTGAGAAGTAGTTTGCCGAATAGCGTAGCTGGTCGAGACAATGGTTGTACATATCCACAGGCTTGCCGTGTGCATCCACCACATAGAGTGTCAACTCCCTCAGTATCGGATACAATCCGTATGTGTCGGTATCCACCAGCTTGAACTGCCTCTTGGCAATGAGCGACTGCAACCTTTCTATGCCGACCTGTATGCCCTTACTGCTTCCCTTGATGTCGTGTGCATTGTTGTCCGCACCTCTTGTCTGTATGCCGTGCAGATGCAGTTCCTCTCGCAATGCAAGACACGCTGGGTCGATAAGACACTCCGACCAGTTCATCTGATACTTGTTCTTGCAGTAGGGGAAGAACTGTTCCGATATCTCCTTGGCTTGGATGGACAGAGCCTTGGTATATCCCGTTTCCGTACCCGAATAGTAGTAGAGGGCTACCATATATAGGTTAAACTGCCCCTTGGGTGTACGTGTGACAATGAAGCACCCGATTGCCGTTGCATCCTTCAATCCACCATCACCAGCAAAGTACATTTCCAGCTTCTGTTCTTCGGCAGGGATTGACTTCACGATATTTTCCTCATGGCTGAACATGGAATAAATAACGCCCTGCGGTATGCACCTATTCCCGAACCAGTCACGCTCCAACAGAAACGGATTCTTACTTAGGATTCGGAACAGTTCTTCCTTACGCTCTTTGGTTATGATTGGGTTATCGTCCATCGTCCAGTGCGACCATATCGTGTTCTGTACCTCAAAGACATCCTTGATAACGGGGTGCTGTGGAGAAGGTGGGTTGAGGTCTGCGAAGTGTACAC